GGTCGGCTCATAGTCTTGGCTGCGGACGTTTGCAACAGACACATTGGCCTTGCGCATGGTCTCTTTGGCGGGCTCTTCACCCACCACAACAGACGGATAGACCTTGGGCTGGATGTATTTTCCAATCGGGTCTTTTGTCTCCGCCGGAAAATACTTGAAGTCGTCGGTGTTCATATCAGCCTCCCTTGCGGCCAGGGCTACGCTGGTTCATGACCTTGGCCATGTTACGCCCGTACTTGAGCATGTCGGCGTTGGTCTTGCCACCGGCCTTCATCTTGGTCAGGGGTTTGCCGGGGTGCATGGCTTTCTCGTGTTTATGCACAGCCTTCTTTGCGTCCATCATGATCGACTCCTTATGTCGTTGCAACCGTAATTGTGCCCAAATTTACTGTCAGCACCAAGTTGTTTGGTGTTAGAGCAGCATCAAAAAAGCTCGCTCCGCCAACCGGATTCCAGCCCCACTGAAAAATACGGCTACCGCCTGTGGCCGTACCGTCCTCGTCCGGGTCCGTACCGCTGATGTTTGAGAGCTGCAAACCACTGTTGCCCCCCAACCGATACGTGATGTCCGGCCTGGGGTTGCGCACAGCCTGCGGGTCTTCCACAGGGTACATACCCAACTGAAGCTGCGGATGGTCGGGGTCCCAGCAAGCCGGGCACACCAACATGTTCACGTTCTTCGTCTTGAGCGTGTATGTCTTGAGCTCCTTGAGCTTGAAGCGAAAGTTGCAGCGGTCACACTGCGCAATCGCAAACTTGCCGGACGAAAAACGATTGGGCATTAGAACGCCCCAGCAATGTACTGCCTGCGCGGCACGAACCGCACAGCCGCCTTCTCATGGTCTTCCTGCGCAGCCAGCTCCCAAGCCTCGTCATACTGCTGCTTGAGCACACCCAGACGATCCATCGCTCCGGGAACCTTGAGCGCCATATAGTACGACAACCCCGCCGTCATGCAGGGGATGAACCGGAACGGCACATCCATCACGTTAACACCGCCACCGGCATCCTGCACACGGCGCATGCGCCAGTACACAAACTGGTACGTGGGGTTGCCCACAGTGCCTTGATCCGGCGTTGGCCAGACCGTAACGCGGGGGATATTGTTGACGTACACGGCGGTGCCGACAGAAGGGGTGGTTTGGCTGGTGCCGTTTTGAGCCCGAAACACGCCGCCAAGCTGCGTGCTGCTGTTGATCCAGCCGTAGTAGATCGTCTCGGTGCCGATGTTCAGGTAGCCCAGCGTGGGTAAGTTGGCTGTGGAGGACAGCGTCAGGGTCTGGGCCCCCGTGTCTGCGCTCTGGTATGTGTATCCTGTGGGAGACACTTGGCCATCCAGCCGCTGCACCCAGACCTGAATCGGACGAGCTTGCGTCAGCTTGTTGGGGATCGTGGCGTAGGTAGAAACACTAATACGTGTGATTGTCAGATCGGCCTGATTGGACTGCTGGTTGGGCTGCGTGCGGATCACATGATCGAGCAGGTCCACGGTGTCGTTGGGTAGCGTGTAGGTGTTGAGCCCTTGAACAAGTGGGATGGTGCCCTGTTCAAACGTCCACATGTTGATGCCACGATTGGCCCAGTCTGCGAACATCAGGTTCAGGGAACGACGGGCCGTCTTGAGATCGTAGCCCGTACGCAACTCCGAGCCCACGCGCTCAAACGCCTCCTCGACGATCTCGGTCAGATCGAGGTTGAAACCTGCTGCGCCTGATGTGGTGGCCATTACCTATACCTCGCCGTCTTCGCCGCCACCTTGGGCGGCTGCTTCACAAACTGCTTCCCCGCCTTCTTGCCTGCCCGCTTGGCACGAGTCGTGGCGGCATACTCAGCGGGGCTGAGCGCCTTGATAGCGTTCTCAGGCAGATATCGCTCCCCCGTCTTGGAAGACGGTTTGCCGGATTTGGTGCGCCACTTTTGGGCACCCCAATCCTTGAGCGACTGCTGCGGGTCTTTCATGTCAGTCTCGATACCCACCGCCAGCGGCTTTGTACTTCTTGGCCACAAGCTGGGCTTTACGGGCCGACCACTGGCCTGCTCCGGTGCCGTGCGTTGCCGCTGCCTTGACTTGGCTCACAATCCGCTTACGCAGCTCCGGTTTGGTGTAGTTGCCAGCCGCGTTGACCTTGCCGCCTTCCGCATACTGCGTGAAGTCGGTGTCGTCCCTACGGGCCTTGCGTTTGGGCCCGGGCATTTTCGAGGGCATGATGGCCCCCATTCCACGGCTGGCTCGCATGTCAATACACCTTTGCCTTTCGTGCACCCCGAGCTTTACCCCAACCCTTGACGGCTCCGCCTTTTTTGAACTCTGCTGGATTAAGGGCAACAAAATCTCTGCTTGCACGCATAGAGGGGTTTGTCTGTTGAAGAAACCCGTAAGGGGTTCTAATAGGGACACCGCTTTCAGTGCGCACAAGGTTGTCGATGCCTGAAAAGTACTGAGCCTGCTCTGCATCTGTAATGAGGGGCAGTTTCGCAAGCCTGCGGGCGTTCTCACGCTCTCGCTCCTCTAGCTCAATGGCGGAAGGGTTGTACTTTGGGATTTTTGCAATGGCTTCCGCGTCGCGCTGTTTTTGTGCTTCGCTGCGCGTATCCGCGTCCTCCAGCCGAACTCCTCTGCCAACCGGCAGTTTTGAAAGTGCGTACATTGCACCCAAGCCGCCAAGCACTTTGGAGGCTTTCCCCATTGATTTACGAGCCATGACGGCCTCCTATCAGCAGGCGTAGCCGCCCTTTTTCATGCCCAGGGGTTTGCTGCCGGACATCTTGACCATCGTGCCTTTGGTCTTGCCTTTGGTGGCCATACCGTCACGGCTGGGAGCCGCAGTCTTGACCGCGCCCATCTTGGCCGTGGTGATACCACCGTTGGCCATTTTCTTGGCGGGTGCGCCTTTTTTCTTTGCCATCATTGCCATAAAACCAGCGTTCATTTTGGAAGCCATAGTGTCACCACCTTTCGAAAAAAACTCTTGCTTGCCTTGATTGGTTTTGGGTTTGTTGATTGCCTGTACGTCTGCACGGCTCCCAGACCCAAACCGCTTGCCCTTGTCTGCCTTCATAAACTCTTTGCCGACAGACTGCGGAACTCCTACGCGCTTGGCAGCGGCGGGGTCGTTTGCCACCATTGCCATCAAGTTGTGTTGTGCCTTACTCTTGCTTGGCATCGTCAGCTTTCTTTCTGCGGAAAAGTGTGTAAAAGTCTTTCCCGGTGGCCATCTCGTAAATACGCATGGCACCAACGATTGCGCCGATCAAGCCAAACAGCGGCGTGAGCATATTCAAAAAAGCGCCAATCGTGCTGAAGATTGCCACCACATCCAGCACGTTTTTGACGGTATCTGTGTTCTCGCTCATGTCAGCAATTCCAAGCCCGCAGGCTCTTGTTGATGCGACTGTTCGGGTCTTTCTTGGCTTTCTCGCCGGTCAGCTTGGCCTTCATCCCAGACATCCTGGCACAGAAGGAGTCGCGGCGTGCTCCGCCTTGGGGCTGTGGGGGCTTGAGCCCCGGTTTGCCCGGATTGGCCTTGTTGTAGGAGGCACGCCCCTTGGCGTTGAGTCCGCCCTTGGGGTTTTTGCCTTCCTTGCGCTGCCATGCTGCGGTCTTAGCCATAGAACAAAGTAGTTGTTACGTTTGCGACCAAGCCAACAAAAATGCCATCTTTGGCCAGAATTCCTTCGCCCGGAATCACCACAGGAAACGCAGTCGCGTTGTACGAATCTGCTTCCATCAGGATGTCAGCGTACATCGACACCGCAGGGGAGCCGGTGATGGTGCCACTGGCAGAGTCCGTTACCGTAAACGTGTTGGCGTCCGACACCGTAACCGCATAGATGTTGTCTGTTGCAGTGCCGCCTGTGCCAGCAGAAAAGTCCAACCAAACGCGGTCCCCAGAAGTAAGGCCGTGACTTGTTATGGTCACCGTCACAGTGTTCGTAGACCGCCCGTAAGTACCCGTTTGCGTCACGTTGTTTGCAAACACGGTATTACGAGTGGCCGCACTAGTGTTTGCCGACACAACGGCCCCTTTGAGGCGTGTTCGGTAGTTCACCGCCACGCCCGTAGAGGTCATGTGTTTCGACTTTACGTCAAACTGCATCGTCATTTTCTGGCTCCGGTTCTGGCAGTTCCAGTCTTGCAATCATTGCTTGAAGAACATCAATCGCCGCTTGGGAAGCAACGGCAACCTCATGAGCGTGGTTGCGTTGC